ACCTTCTGCTCGCGGAGTTATATTTGAAATTGATTTAACATTAGGACAAGCAATCTGGCGTGGCAATACTGTTGCTGATGGAGGAACATCTGGTTATATGGGAAGCTATAAAATTGTTAGAGAAATTAATAACACAACATCACATGTATTAGATTGGGTTCAACAACATCCATCATTAGTAGAATATGCCGGAGATACTGCTGGAATGGGAACACAAACCAAACTATTTGAAATGGATATTGCTGGAGATAATTATAGAATTATAAAAGCACGACCAATTGATTTAGATATTAATTCAATGAGAAGAACAAGTGGTATGCAATATTCTACAATCCTTTCTATAGTTGATCAAGTATGGAACACAACATTAGCGACTGGTGCCGAGGCTACAAGTTTAGATACTGTGATTAAAACAAGTGATACTGCTGACTGGGATGCAAGTATTTTTACTCAATCATCATATGTAAAACCTGTAATGTCATATCAAATAACTACTGATATAAATGGATCATTTGTATGTGGATTTTCAGAAAATCCAACAGTTGATGTTAATTATTCAGTCATAAATTATGGAATCTATATAAACTTATCTATTCCTAATATAAATTTTATTTATGCTGATGCTCCAGTTGATAATATACCATTAACAGATCCTACCGCAACATTTAGTATAGAATATGATGGTAAAAATGTTCATTTTTATATGAATAGCACAATAATGAGATCAATTCCAAGAACAAGTAATACACCAATGTATGGAACAATTTGTATTCTTACATATAATTATGTCGTCAGAAATATACACTTTCATCAATACAATGAATAGAAAAATATAATTTATTTATTTAATAAATATTTAATAAATAAAATTTTTAGAGTTAACGGAGTTACATCATCTTCCCTCTAATAGACGTCTCACTCATAACTCCAATTGATTGTCTATTAAAAACAATCTTCTCTTCAGCCTCTCTTAGGGCTTCTGTATTAATACATCCTACATAACTCATTGTGCTCTTAATACTTGATTCAATTCTTTGTAGGATATCTCCAACTGGTCCCTTAATTTCTACTTCTATATCGGCTCCTTCTGGATTCTGAGAACTGTTATATTCCTTATTTGTCATCTCTGCTTTAGATACCATGGCCATTGCTGATGCCATTCCTCTATAACACTTTACTCTTCTGTTATTACGATAAATTATATTACCTGGTGTCTCGTCTGTAGCTGCCAAAGTTTTACCTAACATCATTGCGTCAGATCCAACAATAAAAGCCTTACTGATATTACCATCTTTGCCTAAATGTCCACCGTCGGAAATCATACCGACTTTATATAGACGAGCAATTTGGCGACATTTCATTAGAGAACTGAATTGGCCTGAGCCAACACCAGTTACTAAGCGAGTAGAACAAATTGAACCATTTCCAATTCCCACACGAATACAATCTGCGCCGGCTAAGCATAAGAATTCAAAACCTTCGGGATTACATACATTTCCTGCTAGGATATCAACATTTAATTTCTTTAGTTCTTGGATTACTTCTTTAACCTTTTTATTATATCCATTAGCTACATCAACGCATAACATATTACATCCTGCGTTAACAAGAGCTGTAGCTCTTTCCAAATAATCATCTACAATACCAACAGCAGCACCTACTAATAGGTTGCCGGTGGAATCCAATGAATATTTATCTTTATTTACTTCATACTCTAAAAGATTCTTATATATAATCAAACCTTTAATCGTATTATTTTGAATTACTGGTAGTTTCTCAATCTTATGTTGATTCATAATTTTAATTGCTTCTGAACGAGTAATATCAGTTTCAACCGTAATAATATCACGATTCATAATTTCATTAATTAACGTTATACTATTTGGCTTACCAGATATTAAATGTGCTGAAAGATCACGTTTAGTTATAAGACCAGCAAATTCATTCTTGTCATTTAAAACAATATAACTATTTACTTTATCCTTCTTAATTCTATTTAATAGTTCATCAACTGTAGATAAGCATGAAATTGTATAAGGATTCTCAATAATAAATGATAAATATCTTTTTGTCTTCTTAATCATATCAACTTGTTGTTCAATTGTGTTATAACGATGAATAATTCCAAGTCCTCCATTAATTGCCATATGAATTGCCATACTTGATTCAGTAATTGTATCCATTGGTGATGAAATTAATGGTAGTGCTAATGATATGTTTTTAGTTAGTTTTGTTTTTAGAGAGATGCTCTTTCTTGACTGAATTTCAGAATATCTCGGTTCAATAAGGACATCGTCAAAAGATAGAGACTCTTGAATAGTGTTCATTCTTATGGATAATAATTAAGAGGATATCTATAGAAATAAATTATAAATTAATCAATTTTTTCAAATATTTTTTGTTTAGTTTATTATATAATATGGACATTCAAAAAGAACTAACTATAAGAAGTATTAAAATTTTAGATATTGGATATATCGCCGCGATGTATTTCATTATTGGTTTAATCGGTGCCAAAATGTTTGATAGAATATTTGGAACATTTGATGCCAAAAAAGAAGACGCTAAACATTTTGCTCAAGTAACTGCTGAATTAATTGGTATGATCTGGTTAGTCGGAACTTCCACCTACATTGTTCGTAATTTAGCTGAATTAGTTCCAAGCCCTTTTGATGGTATTGCTGGCTTCAAACACAGCAAAGTTAAAGAACTAACAAGTGCTGCTGGATACACTTTAATTGTTATGGGCTATGCATACCACTTAAGAGCCAAATTAGAATACTACAATAAGAGATTAAATTCATTAAACTTAGGATCTATATTTAGTAATATTGGTAAAAAAACTGATTTAACTGCTCCTCAAGTAATTGATAATAGACAATAAACAATAAATTAAATATTAACTGTGAATTTATAAATCATTGATTTATAAATTAACGATATTCTGCTAAAACTGATGTTGCCATCTTATCTACTTTATCATTTCCTATACTATGTTTATCTGTTTTATTTGTATGAGAATTTAAATGATGAAATCTTATATTAGGTTTTGATTGTAAAGCATTCATAAGTTTCTTTATAATATTAATATTAGGTATCTCAGTTGGATATCCAAGTTTCTTCATTTTCTGTCCATAATCAGATACACATTTAATTCCATATGCTGAATCAGTATGTATTACTGCTTCTTCATTTTCTTTTATTAATTCAATTGCTCTTAATATTCCCATTAATTCTCCGCTATTATTTGATGGAACGTTGCGTGAGGCTCCAGCCTCTAAGTTGTGATCCTCGCCCCTTAGAGGACCTTCTAAAACTAATCCACATTCATTTCGTATATCGTCCTCTCCAAAATAAACTCCATATGAAGCTTTACAATCAGGCTTGCCATTGTGATATGATGATCCATCTGTATATACATTTAAAACAGAATCGTCATAAATATTATCATAATCAATATCAATCAATTTATTTTGAACATAATCTAATGCCTCTTTTCTTGTTGTAAATTTTTTAAATTGTTGATTTGGAAAATGCTTTATCTGTTCTACACATTCATTCCATGTTTTATATAATCCAGGAACACGACCAACTCTAACAGCATAAAAAATCTCTTTTTTATTTGTATTAAAATCATCTTTTGCTGATTTTGAAGCAGGGGTGGAAGTTTCTTGAATTAATAATTCTTTCTTTATGGGAACTTCTTTATTTGATAAATATTTCATAGCATCTATCATAGAAGTAAATTCTTTATATTCCGGGGATGGATAATCTTTAATAGCATTTTCGAGTGCTAATTTATTTGTTAGTAAACCTATTTTAAGACCTTTTCTTACAGCATAATACATAAGTATAAGTTATATTAATATAGAATAACTATATATTTAATTAATTGGAAATCAATTTTATTTAAAGGTAGTATGATATATAAAGAAATGTTTAATATTTTATGTTCGATCTTATCTTATGATGTATGGTTTTATATATCTCATGTTTTATTACATACTCCATACTTATATAAATATCATAAACTACATCATTCTAAAACAGAACCAGAATTTTTAGATACATACTTGGGAGATAGTTTTGAAAGTATCTTTCAAGGTGTCGGCACATTTATTCCGTTTATTGTATATAAGTATAGTATAGTTGATATTATAATTATATTAAGTTTTTTAAATATAAGAGGTATGTTAAGACATGATAAACGAGGAATGTGGATAGTTGGAAATCATCACTTATTACATCATAAGTATCCGCAATATAATTATGGTGAATATTGGATTGATTATTTGTGTGGAACACTAAAAAAAAAAAAATTGAAAAAATAAACTATACTCTACTTCATTATTTATAGAAACATCTCCTCCGCCTCGCACGACACAATGGGCAAGCAAGCAAAGGCAACGAACATCCCGGGCAGCTTGAGCCAGGAAAAGAAGCGTAAGAACGTGGCACCGAAAGTAGCAGTCGGCGCCCTCAAAGACCTGCAGGCCTATGGCCAAGGGCGCGCGCAAAGCACCTGCCACGGGCCACGCCACCGGACTGGGAACACCAAGAAGCGCTGAGTGTGAATAACACTCAGCGCTCTAATTGTTTTTTTGCCAAAAAGAAATAGATAAAATTTTATTTATTTGTTTTTTTCATAAAGAAAGGTTTCGCACATTGCTGTGCTATTTGGGACACGGGGGGCTTGAACCCCCGACCTTGTGGTTAAAAGCCACACGCTCTACCAACTGAGCTAGTATCCCTCGCACTTCCATAAAATGGTGTGCTAGTTTGGTCCATCCGGGGCTTGAACCCGGGACTTTTGCGTTATAAGCACAACGCTCTACCAACTGAGCTAATGGACCATTGGCTTTCGCCTCGCACATAAATGTGCTATCTGGGACACGGGGGGCTTGAACCCCCGACCTTGTGGTTAAAAGCCACACGCTCTACCAACTGAGCTAGTATCCCTCGCACAACAAAAAATTTGTGTGCCATAGGTTTCTTACCTATATATCATAAATATATACAATCAGATGGTTTATTTTTCAATTTTTTCTAATTAATAAATCGTTAATTAGAAAAAATTAGTAGGCAGCCGAAGGCCACTGAATAATTTTTTATATTATATGCTTCTTATACTGCTTAATCCAGCTTCTAATAGTATTATCACTTACGCCGTATTTTTTTCCAACATCTAAATATGTATGTATTATTAAATCCGCTTCTAATTGTTCTAATGTAGGACGATTACTTTGAGTAATCGCAGTTGTTAATTTAAGTTTTGATAAACATATTTTACATCTGGTTGATTTTTCGGTTATCATAGTATTACAATCAAGACATCTTTTTGTCTTTGGCTTTAATCTTCTAATATATTTTGGTTCTTGGTTAGGTTTAGGAAGAGATTGAGGAGGCGCTGGAGGCGCTGGAGGCGCTGGAGGTGGTGCTTGAGGTGGTGGTAGTGCTTGAGGAGTAGCTTGACGAGGCGATAATTGAGGAGGTGGTTGTATGGCATGTCCTTTTAATCTTAAAATTTGTAATTCTAATTCTTGTCTTTTTATTTCTAATTCAGCTTGTTTACTTTTTTCTCTTTCTATTTCAGCTTTCTCTCTTTCTATATTCAGTAGCACATTATATTCATCTATTCTTAAGTTTTCAATAAATGCAAGTATATCTAATTTACCACTATTTATTTTCTTTTCATAAAATGACATATGACTATTAACAATTGTATTTATTTCTTTAAACACTCTATCAAAAGTGTAATCTTTATTTACTTCAAAAAATTCTATTCCTTCTTCTATATATTTTCTAATTTTAGCACTAATTGTATATTTCTTTATATTGTTTTCTACGTCAACTGCTACATCTAAATTAGGAAATTCAAATATCTTGATTATTTCATTAAATTCTAAATTATTTTTATGTGTGCTCATTCTTCTGAATGATTGTTTTGTTCTTCCAAATTTATATAATGAATCTTTAACATGTATTAAATAAACACAAGGTATATCTTCAAGTTCTTTTAATTTTAGTTCATCATAAGTTGGCGCATTATGTACTCTATTATAAGATCCAGTCTTACGAATAGAAACAAGAACATCATTTGTAACCCAATGTTTAAATTTCTTTGCTTCAGGCATCTTACTTGATAAAATTAAAGAATACAATCCAGATTCGTTTATGAATATTGTTTTAGGATCAATAAATTTTTTTGATTTCTCTTCTAATATTAATTTTATTTTTTTAAGTTGTTCAATATCTGTATTAGATGGTATTGGTATTATATTTATATATTCTGATAAATTATCGTCTAGGGATTTAGGGTGTAACAGATTGTTACACCCTTCTCCCTCATCTATATTAAGGCTTAATATATCTTCTTTATCAACATGTAGGTCTATTTCACGTCTACTATTACTATATCCTAGTAAATCACATACATCTTTTGCTCTTAAATATAATATTTCATTATACTCAAAAAATAATATTCTTTTATTATTATAAATTATTTCATTTGATCCATGATCAATAAATTTCCTATTATCTATTTTAGATTGTAAGTCTTCTTTTGTTGTTATATGTTTAGTTGTATCTTTTGTATCTTCTATCTTTTCTACTGTTGGTTTATTATCCATATATTCCAAGTATTTTTGACAGAAAGCTGATTTAGATTTTAATAATAATTGTTTCATATCATCTTTGCTAATATAATAATTACCTTTTATCCACTCCTTATTTTTTATCTTTTTTATATATTCTTTTACATTTTTAGATAAGATTAGTTTTTCAGCTATATCATTTAAACAATACAATCCATTTTCTATATGGATTAAGTTTTCAAAGTCTTTATTATTCATTCTATATAAAGAAATTAACAAGTCTTTATATACTTTCAAAAAAGTATAGCATATTATAGTATGTAAAATTGAATAGACGAATGGGTGAGTATTCTTAATAATTATAGAGAATATTTATTAATTTAAAAATAAATAAATATTTTATACCATCTGATGGTATTCGCACATAAATGTGCTATTTGCTGGGGATGGGGATCGAACCCATGCGCTTTCGCATTGGTGCTTAAAACCAACTCCTTAACCACTCGGACACCCCAGCTCGCACCAACACTCTGTTTTCATATAATATGAATCGCTGTAAGAGTATTTATGCTAGTCTTTTATTTTGGGTAAAGACACCCGTTCTAAACATCCTTGCGAATGGAACTATTGTTCTTATTGATGCGTTTATTTGTAGGACATCAACCCTTTTTTATAATTCATCCTTGCGAATGGAGCTTTTTTCATACTCAATTTGATGAAGTTATTTGTAGGATCATCACTCCATAGTATTAATTTAATTATTTTTTTCTTATAATTAAATTAATACCGAATTATCATCCTTTCGGACGGATCTTTTGAAATACTCATGAAAGGAATATTTCAAAAAATCTTTTTTGTGATAGAAATAAAATATATATCCAATAAAGGTATATAAAAATCTATCTCGCACATAAATGTGCTATCTTGCTGGGAATGGGGATCGAACCCATGCGCTTTCGCATTGGTGCTTAAAACCAACTCCTTAACCACTCGGACATCCCAGCTCGCTCTTCCACGTTAATGGTGAGCTATTCGGTTCTAATGGGGATTGAACCCATGACTTTGAGGTTAACAGCCTCACGCTCTACCAGCTGAGCTATAGAACCACGCACTTTCATAAAATGATGTGCTATCTTCCAATACCGGGAATTGAACCCGGGTCTGCCCCGTGAAAGGGGGCTATCCTAACCATTAGACTATATTGGACCGCACACGAATGTGCTATCTTGCGGGGAATGGGGATCGAACCCATGCGCTTTCGCATTGGTGCTTAAAACCAACTCCTTAACCACTCGGACATCCCCGCTCGCATTTCATCAAAGATGAGTTGCTATTTGGCTTTCGCCTCGCACGCTGCCGTGCTATTTTGGTCCATCCGGGGGTTGAACCCGGGACTTTGGCGTTGCTGAAAGTATACTCTATTAGTATAAGCACCACGCTCTACCAACTGAGCTAATGGACCTCGCATCTAACGATGCTATTGGCTTTCGCCTCGCACATAAATGTGCTATCTATCCGAGGTGGGGATCGAACCCACAATCTTCACCTTAGAAGGGTGACGCGTTATCCATTGCGCTACACGGACTCGCACTCTACAATACTCCCATCCAAAGGATGAAATTTCTATAAGTGAAAAGAAATTGCTGTATGAGTATTTAGTGCCGCCACAAACCATTAAGAATTTAGAAATGATTCGCTGTATGAGTCTTTACTACACCTGTTAAGAGGTATATAACAAAACTCGGTTGGAAACTACACTCCTGTCCTGAGGACAAGTATATCAATAAGAAATATTGCTGTAGGAGTATATCAGAACATTTACCAGAGGTAAGTTCTACTATTTAATAATTTGGTGTTCAAAATGAATATTTTTCAATTTTTTTATATAGCCTTTTAGAACATTTCCTAGATATGGGAGGAGGAGGGTGGGTTGAAGGGAGGGAGGAGGAGGGTATGTTCTATCAATATATATTATATATTATATTCTTATATTAAAATCTCTAAGTAATTATAACTTAAACATCCCTTCAGGAGTATTTCGGGCGAGATATTCCTTATTAGGACAGTAATAGGTGCCCATATCCCTTACATATCTAACATCACATCCTCTATTATTACATAATCTTGTTCCATTGTAATAGGGACGAAACTTTTCAATTTTATACTGAGAATCATTGTATAACACAACCGCAGCAAATAATGCTAATATAATTAAATAACAATAAAAATAACAAGTCATATAATAATATAGATAAAATATTTGGTTAATAGAATATAAATAAATAGTAATATAAAATTTATATAATATGAGCAATGTATTTATAACATCATATTTTGAATTGGATAAATCTAAAACTGATTTTTATTTTTGCCAATTTCAGAAATTAATCAATACGAACTTTGAAATTATATTATTTTTAGACTCAAAATTAGAATCAAGAGTTGATGAGCTGAAACAATATAAAAATGTAAAAGTTATTTTATTAAACTGGTCTGATTTATATTTAATTAAGACTGTCCTTACTCAAGAACAAATTGATTCATTACAAATTCCTTCAAAGAATCCCAAAGATAATGTTAATTATTTATTATTAATGAATTCTAAATCTTATATCATGAAATTAGCACTTGAACATTGTTCTCATGATACACTAATTTGGTTAGATTTTGCTGGTTTAAAATTAACTACAGATTTAGAACATTTTAAGTTAAATTTTTCAAAGTTAAAAAAGTATGAAAAGATTTTAATTCCTGGTGGTTTTAAAAGTCGTAAATTATTAACGGGAGATGAATTGTTCTCTCAGGTATGTTGGAGATTTTTAGGAACTTTAGCAATCTTTCCTCGTAATTTAGTTGAAGAATTTGATAATCAACAAAACATTGAACTTAAAAAATTATTAGATACTGGGCGGATTACTTGGGAAGTTAATATTTGGGCAAACATTGAATATTATAATCCTGAATTAATTCAATATTTTAGAGCGGATCATAATAAGTCTATGTTTGGATTATATGATACTAAAATTATTTTAGTAAGCATGATTAAGAATGAAGAAAAAATTATTCGTAGATGTATTGATTCAGTAAGGAGTATTTGTGATGCATTTTGTGTTTCAGATACAATGTCTACTGATAATACTGTTCAAGTTGTTAGTGATTATATTACGGAATTAAATAAAAATAATATTCCTGGTAAATTATATCAAAATCCTTGGTCTGATTTCGGTCATAATAGAACAATCTCTTATAATAATACCGTAGAATTTTGTAAGGAATTAGGTTGGGATCAAGATAATACTTATGGTTTACTATTAGATGCTGATATGAAATTGATTGTTCAACCAAAATTTAGTAAAAATAATTTTAAAAGCAATGGTTATAAAATTATACAAGATAATGGACATATTGAATATCATAATACACGCTTTGTTAGATTAAATGGGACTTGGAAATCAGTTGGAGTTACTCATGAATATTGGGATGGCCCGGATTTAGGAACATTTAATAAAGATGAAATATATATTCATGATATTGGCGATGGTGGATGTAAGGATAATAAATTTCAAAGAGATTTACAATTATTAACAAAGGGAATTCAAGATGATCCAAATAATGGTCGTTATCATTTCTATCTTGCTCAAACACACAAAGATACTGGAAATCATAAAGAGGCGATTAGATTATACAAAAGAAGAATTCAACTTGGAGGATGGGATGAAGAAGTATGGTATTCTTACTATATGATTGCGAGATGTTGGATTACACTAGGCGATATATATAAAGCAGAAATGTGGGCAAATAAGGCATATGAATATAGAAAGAGTCGTCCAGAACCTTTACATATGTTAGTAAATTTATTTAGAGATAGAGGAATGTGTGTTAAGGCATATCATTATTATAAATTAGCTAAAGCAATACCAGAATCACATGATTCATTATTTGTTGAAAAGTCGGTATTTCATTATTTATTAGATTACGAATATACAATTATCCAATATTGGGTATTTCCAAATGAAAGATTAGAAGGATTAAGAAATTGTGTATTATATCTAAATAAGAATACTCATCATGAAGAAAATGTCTATTCTAATATTGATCATTATATTCAAAAGATATCAGTTGATGGAAGTGTAACTAATTATGGATTTCCAGTAATTGATAATTATTGTAGTTCATCATCGGCTATTATTGAAGTTGGTAATAAAACATTAATGAATGTTCGTTATGTAAATTATAGAATTCAACCAAATGGATCTTATATGATGTATGATGGAGATTCTTTTAATGGAGCTAATAATGTTAGAACTAAAAATAGCATTGTATATTTGGATAAAGAAATGAATCCTGTTAATAGTCCAATCTTTTTTGATAATAAGGTTGACGGAGTTATTAAACAAGAACATTCGGGTATTAAAGGATTAGAAGATATCAGATTATTTAATTTCAAGAATAAAGTCTATTATATTGCTACATCAAGAGAATTTTCTTATAATGAATCAAATCGTATGGTTATGGGTGAATATGACATTAATAATCTTAAGTATGTAGATAATAAAATCTTATTACCACCAACTGAAACAATTTGTGAAAAAAATTGGATTCCTATTAATCATAATAATGAAAAAGTCTTATTTATTTATAATTGGCATCCTCTTCAAATTGGAGAGGTAGATAGTTTCATCAATAAACTTAATATTACTGTTAAATATGATACACCAAAATTCTTTAAACATTTTAGAGGTTCTTCAACATTTACAGAATACGATAATAAACTATGGTGTATTACACACGGAGTAAAATATACAACTCCTCGCAAATACTACCATCAATTTGTTGTCCTTGAGAAGAACACATACAGGCCGATTAAATATAGTGTTCCCTTTTATTTTAGTAATTATGCTATTGAATATTGTGTTGGATTTATAGTTAAAGATGGCATGGGATATATAGTATTTTCACAAAATGACAAAGATACATCTCTATTAAAAATAGAGATGAATAAAGTAAATAAATATATGATTAATATTTAGAAGTTTACTGGTTAAAAGTCTTCAAAATCATAAACTAAAAAATATACTTTGTTTCCTACACTTTTTTTTGAATTCGGATCTATTTTATTTAATAAAACAAATCCTTTTAAATTTAATGCGCCGATTACATTATGGCATAATGATTCTTCTGCAGCATCTTTTTCAGCTGTAGATATACCTGATTGTAATTGAATAAATTTATTATCATCTGAATCTTCTTCTTTTTTATCAGATGGAGAAGCAGATGATGGATCTGCTGTAGAATTAACTAATTGATTTATTCTCTTTAAATATCCTTGTAATCTAGGATTATAAAAGTCTTTTTTTTCATATAATGTTGCGATTAAATGATTTTTATTTTTATAGTCATATACTGAAGTTATAAATATAAACATTTTGCATTCTACAATTTTTTTATTACTATTATTTAATAAATTATCATTAAATGAGTATGTATCATTATTCCATTTATAAATATAATTTATTTTTTCTGAATTCTTTTCAAATTTTTCTTGTATAAGTCTTCCTTTATCAATGAAATTTTCAGGATTAATCTTTGACATATATTATAAAGAAAGAAAGAAATAAAATATAAATAAATAAATAAATAATTATATAATATTATTTATGAATTATAAACTAACCATTGAAAATGTTGTAATATTGTGTTCAACTAAATTATCATCTAATTTATGTAAGAAACTTGAATCGTTATTTTTTGACGATATAGTCATTGATGTTTTATTTGTATCTTTAATACACATAATACATCCTTCTACTGAATTTTTAACAATTACTTTATCCTTAATTATTAAGTTCTTTTCAATATATTTAGACGCCTCTCTTAAAATATGTTGTTCTACATACAAGATATCAACTTCCTTCTTCTTTGTCTGGATTAATTTATTGGAATATAATGATAATTCAATCTTATGGTCTATCATACCAATAACTTTATGAATTGTATCTACATTTAATATCTCTCCAATAATTGAATTGTAAGTTGGAATAATCATGAAGTCAATATCTTTACATAATAATGCCGCTTTTAAGGCTATAAAATTTGGATAAGGCACATGAATTCCTCTGAAATTATTTGTAATAACTTCGTGTGAAAATGTTCCCTTTCCAAATAAATATCCAATTTTAATATCAGCGGTCGCCTTTTCTAAATATTTAACTTGGATATTTTTTGATATCTCCATAATCTTTAAATAAATAGAATCATCAAATATTCTTAAAATATCTTTTTCTACATTACGATTAGTTATCATCTTTAAAAAATCATTATGTTTATTTAAGTATTCATATGGATTATCATTTAATTTTATCTCTGCTACCTTCTCTGATAGTGCTAATCTCATACTAACCATCATTAATAAGATTTCTTCATTTGGCTTAGACTTACATATATTAGCAATTTCTTTATCATCCTCAATTATATATGGTTTATTTAATAGCACTAATTTATTTAATATCTGAATATTATTTTTTAATATACTTGATATAGTCTCATCATAAGAACGAATAATTGATCTTATTTCAGGCAAAGTATTTATATTGTTGTGAATAATCTCATTGTCTATTAATTTTAATAAATAATTCGTTGTATCAATATCCATACAAGCATCTGTCACACTGACACCTTTTTTCATACTACTGATTGGTAATGTAATCTTTTGATTTCCCTTATTAATATTTGATTCTAACATAATACCTCTAATTGGATACTTATTTAACAATCTTAGACGTTTTACATAAAGAGCTACCAAAATTTGTCTATTATATTCTTTTTGAGAATTTCCATGTGAGCAATCAATAATGATTCCAGTTTTTATATTTTCCTTTTCTAATGTTTTTGTTATACTATTAACGATAGATTGTTCATAATTTGGCTCATCTCCTCCTCGTAAAATTAAATGACTATTCTTATTTCCTTTGGTTATTATATGACTTGATATACCCTTATCATCAATTCCTAAAAAATTATGAGGATACATTGCTGACATAATTCCATCAATTGCCTTATCATAATCACCAGATGTTAAATTCTTAAATCCGACTGGCATTGATAATCCAGATGCTAATTGACGGTGAATTTGACTCTCTGATGTTCTTGCTCCAATAGCACCCCATGAAACAAGATCAGATAAGTATTGAGGAGTAATTGTATCCAAAAATTCACAACCAATCGGAATCTTCATTTGAGTTATCTCCAATAAAAGCTTGCGAGCTAAATCTAATCCCTTATTAATTTTAAAACTATCATCTAAATCAGGATCGTATATAAAACCTTTCCAGCCAACACGAGATCTTGGTTTTTCAAAATATACTCTCATAACAATATAAATATTTTTTAATGATTGTTGAATTATTTGAAGTTGTTTAGCATAATCAATTGCTGTATCGTAATCATGAATTGAACAAGGACCAACAATAACTATTAAACGTTTATCTTCATTAGATAATATATTTTCTATATGCTTACGAGAATTACATATAAAAGTAATATCGTCTTCTGAAAGTTTGTATTTTGACAGAAGGTCATTTGGAGAGGGAATCTCCTTTATTTCTGAAATGTTTATATTTGTTGTCATTTTAGTATTAATGATATAATTGTTTAAGTGTTTATTTTTAAATCAACAAAAAATCAATTTTTTATAGACAATATAAAAAAGATATAATATAACTATATTATGGAAAATAAGAAATTTAATTATATTGAATTTAAAATAGACGTAATTAATAATGAATTAACTTTTTTAGAAAATTATTTATTAACACATATAGATATAATAGATCAAAATAGTTTAACAATTATAAAAGAAAAATTAACCAATCTAATTAATAAATTAACTCAAATAGAACAAAATAATTCGGGTGTTAAAGAAAGAAGTAAAAAAGAGGTAGTGGTAAAAGAAATTGATACATTAAAGTATAATCACGAACTAGTACATAAAATGTCTCAAATTAATTATATAATATAAAAAATATTTATTAATCTATAGTATGATTTTAGATATTTTTAAATTATTAAGAGCACATGATTATTTCTTATAAAGCATTAGAAACATTTTACTGGTTTACAATGAGAGTTAAATAAAATTAGGAATTAAATTAGTATATTTAATATTTGATAAATCATTATAATAATATATATAATTTGCGAATAACATATATTCAGCATTCATTTCTAATTTTTCAATATATCGGATAATTTTATTATTATTTTCAATGTTTATAAATTTTTCTATATTTTTATAAATATTATTCATATTTAAATATACAATTTGTGATGATATTAAAAAATTATCTGGTATATATTTGGATGGTAAATTTATATTTGATACATACACATATTTATTATCAAGGTTATTTAAATCAATATCTATTTTTTTAATAAAATCAAATCTGGATGTTATTACATAATCATATTTAATTGATTTATTTTTTTCTAAATATTCTAGTAATAAATCTCTAACTTGTTGTCTTGAATACATTTGAGATATTAGATTATTTAAATTATTTTTTATTAGTTCATCACTATTTATATATACTGCTGATTGAGTGATAATTTGAGAGTCATCATTAAATATCTTTGGTTCATCATAATTATATTTCATCGGTTTATATAATTCATTTATCTTTTTTATAATATCTGAATCTATCTTTTTTTCAGTCTCAGATATATTTCTATATGAAGCAACATCATAATACTGATCTAAATTAGAATCTAAATGTTTAAACCAGGCGTGATAAAAAAAATCAACACTTATATTTGAATGACGGTTTAAAAAAGATGTAATATTATTATAACCTTCTAATAATCTTCTTGGTTGACCATATAAACAATAAGCAATTTTTAATTTTTTTTGTAGCATATGATTATTAAGCCGATTTATCCAATATTTTAATGATAATTTATTATAATTAAATTTTTGATCCTTAAATTTAATTATTGTTTCCTTTAATAAATTTTCAGTTATATCTTTCCAAGAATTGATTATTAGGACAGGAAGGTCTTCATATAATGGATCCAATTTTGATGTTTTAACAATTGGAATATTTCCCAAACATAATGCCTCCCATGTTCTATGACAATCTAATCCATTTCCATGAGGAGATACAACAAAAACATATTTAACTTGATTTTGCCATGATTGAGTACGTGATATTTTATTTGGTTCATAGTAAATTAAATCAGGATTTATTTCATTTATAGCATCTTTACGATCATAACAATATTTACCTTCTAAACTAAAATGAAAATTTGAATAACATTTAATTTCTCTATTTTCAAATGATGGTGAATTATTTTTTAAATTAATTAATATTTGTTCTTGTTCTTGTGGTGTTTGTTTATCTCCCCATGAATGATTTAATGAACCTGCTAATGTATGATAATCTAAACCTATTGGAATTTGTGTTAATTTTGGATGATCTATTATAGAATTTTGAGCAAACCAATGTATAATTTTATTATTTGTTATTATATTCATAAAATTTGGGACATCTGTAGGTATTGTTAAATCACTATCTCCAGTAATTAGAATAAACTTATATCCGATTGAATTTATAAGGGTAAAAAATGACTCTAATGCGGCAGAACATACATATATAGTAGGAGTTGGAGAGGCAGGATCTATTATAATTGATGATAATCCAAATTTATTATCTGAATAGTTCATTAACTTATTTATACTTGATATTGGTGTCTTTGAATGAATATTAGTTGATTTTAAAATACCTCGGGAACTAACAAAATAACAATCTTTTTCAGTAAAATCTGTTTGTATTGGAGGTGATGAAAAGTAATTAGTTGAGTGAGATGATTGATTTTTTTTTATAAGTTGTTTAAAATAATTATTTTTATTCATTAACAATATATAATATAATAATTTTAAATGAATAAATATTTATTGCAAAAAAATGTACATCAGAGAAAAAATTTTCCTTTATCCCTAAAACAAGAAGTAAAAAAATTTATTCTAAATAGAGATACATATTTAAAAATAGCTTTCTGGGACACCAAGTTAAGTCATAGAGGCACATCTATCGCCCTATATGACTATGCTTATTATAATAAACATCTATTAAATAATCAAAGTATTATAATATATAATAACACTTTTCCTGAAAATAATGAGTTAGTCGTTGAAAAATTTAAAAAAGAATTTGATGTCTTCGCGGTTGATAATTTTAATAAAGTTGAAAATATATTAAACGAACAACACTGTGATATCTTGTATATAATAAAAGGAGGCGAATTTGAAGGCAATATATCATACAATATAAAAACTGTAGTTCATTGTGTTTTTAATTGTTTACACCCTCACGGAAATGTATATGCTACCATCTCTCCATATATTAAAGGATATATAGATAATAATTTTCCAGTAGTTCCTCATATGATTAATTTACCAGATGTTGCTGGAAATATGAGAAAAGAATTAGGTATTCCGGATGAAGCAATTGTATATGGAAGACACGGTGGATTTGAAACATTTGATATTGAATACGTTCATAATATAGTATATAAAGTCGCTAAGAAGTATAATAATATTTATTTCTTATTTATGAGCACCAATAAATTTTGCGATGATTTACCTAATATTATACATCTTGAACCTATTATTGATGTTGAAAAAAAGGTGGAATTTATTAATACATGTGATGCGATGTTGTGGGCAAGAAAAGATGGTGAAACATTTGGATTAGCTATTGCTGAATTTTCTACAAAAGGAAAACCAGTTATTGCTACAAAGAAAAATATTTTAGATTTAGCTCATGTTCATTTTCTGAATGATTTTGGAATATGGTATGATGAAACTAATTTATATGATATATTAATACATTTTAATAAAGAAGAAAACTCTAAGAAAGATTGGAATGCTTATAAAGATTTTACTCCAGAAAAAGTAATGAAACAATTTAAGAAGGTTTTTATTGATAATTAATGGTTCAAGGGTTTTCTGGTTTAAGTTAGGAAAATAAAAAATTAATAAATTACAAGAATATGAATAAAAATAATTTTCAAAGACATTTATTAAATAATAGTTTAAAAAATATTATAATAGAAGAGAAAAAGAGTGAAATAGATAATCAATTAATAGATTATAATAACATATTTAATAATGATCTAACAATGATTGTTTATTTTAATGGAATGTGGAATGATTTTGAAAATGATTCTAAATATTCGGATGTATTTATAAAATTATTACAAAATGTTTTTAATTGTAATATTAGTATAGGTGATTTTGATAGTGCTGAAATTTTATTTGAATCTATATTTAGTAAATCAATGATAGATCTAAAAGAATGGAAATATAGTTTTTTTTATTCAGGCGAACCACAATATAATGAACCATCAAATTTACTTAATCTTAATTATAATGTTATTTTAAGAGGCGAAAGAAGTTATAAAAATATTGTTCATTTTCCTTTTTTTGCTTATTACTTAGCATTTGATTCAATTGATCTTCGTTTAAAAGATTTAGAAGTGAGAGAAAGTGAAGTTAGAAAATTAGAGATTCCTAAAAAGTTTTGTTGTTCTGTTATAACTAATGAAAATGGTCTTGTTAGAAATAAATTTATAGAAAAATTAGAAAAATATAAAGAAATAGATCATTTTGGTAAGTATAAAAATAATCAAGTTGAAGTATTACCAGGTAATTGGCATTCTCCTGAACTTATTCAAAAGATGTCTGAATATAAGTTTGTTATTTGTTTTGAAAATTCTGAATATGATGCTTATATTACTGAAAAAATTATAAATCCACTCTTAGCAAATACTATTCCCATCTATTGGGGAAATAGTAGGATAGGTGATTATTTTAATTCAGATCGTATTTTACATCTACCAAAAGAAGATGAAAATAGCATGGATATATTAATTAGTAAAATTATTGGTATTGATAGGGACGATAACAAATATTTAAGAGTTGTGAATGAATCGTATCATACTGTGCTGAATCTATGTGTAAATCTTAAGAGTATTGGTAAAGATATTCAAAGAGTATTATTTAATAAATATGAAAAACTTCAAAAAGTTGTATGTATTGTAGATGATACAAAAGAAAGTAGTAGATATATTAAACTTAGATCAGAATTATATAGAAACGGATTTCATGATTCTTTAATTGAATATTCATTACCTACATATCATGATAATATTGAAGAAAAGTTATTTAGTCGGATTAAGATTGATCATTCCAAGTATTTAAAATCAAATAATAAAAAACTATCTTTAAGAGAAATTTCTTTATTCTTAAATTTCTATATAATCTTTAAACGTATATTAGCATCATATAAGTGTGGATTATTTATGATATTAGAAAGTGATGTTATTTTTAAATCCAAATATAGCCTAATAAAAGAATTATTAAATAAAATTAATATTGATTATCATCATTGTGTATCATTTGGTAGTGGATGTGATATGGAAGTAACGGGGAAAAAAGTTGCTGATAATAATATTGAATTATTTAAATATAATACAACAAGATGTACTGATTCATTTATATTTTCATATGATGGTATTAAGTTATTAGTTGAATATATTGAGAAAAAGATATATAATGAAAAAGGAGGGATTGATAATCCAATTGATTTTTTTATGAATGAATTCTTAGCAACAAATACATATAATTTTTATTGGACATTACCTTCTTTAACTTTTCAAGGAAGTCAAAAGGGTATATTTAATTCAACAATACAATAGAGAATTTTTATTTATTACTATATAATGAATAAAAATACATATCTATTAATGAAGCGGGCAGAAAATATTAATCAATCACAGAAAATAGAAGAGGAGAAAAATAAAAAAATAGGAATGTTTAATAAATTATCTATTCTAAAAGATAAAAATTATTATCCCGATACTATCTTTGACATTGGTGCTCACCATGGTCATTGGACAAAAGACATTCTTAAAATTTATGATAAAGCAAATTATCTACTATTTGAAGCAATTGATTATCCTGAATTAAAAGAGACGATTTCAGGGCTTGATAAATGTCGGATATTTAATGTTTTATTAAATGATAAAATTGATACAGTTAAATGGTATGAAATGAAAAATACTGGTGATTCAATGTTTAAAGAAAAATCAATACACTTTGATTTTTGCTCAGGAGAAATGCGTAATACAATTGATTTAGATTCATTTTTAGAAAAAGAGAAGATTAATAATCTTGGTAAGGTATTTATTAAGATTGATTGTCAGGGAGCTGAAATACCTATCTTAAAAGGAGCTGAAAAACTTGTTGCTGTGACTGATTTTATTTTATTAGAAATTCCATTATTTGGACAATATAATGAAGGAGTTCCTAATTTCTTAGAACATATTAAATATATGGATTCGATTGGCTTTATTATATATGATATTTTAGAAAGTCATTATATTGGAGATTTTAATAGACAAGTGGATATTTTATTTATTAATAGAAATCATGAATTTAATAAATTGGTTTAATAGGAATATTGAATATCTTTAAAAATGTTTCTTTAAATTTTTCATCATATTGTTGTATTGATAATGATGAATCAGATAGGTTATAAATTGTAATTTTGTTAGAATGTGTAAATGTATCGGTAGGTGTATTACATTGATGACATGATAATGTTAATATTATTTTATATTCTAAATTTGGATATTCTAAGGATAAATATTGATCTAATTTAATTATATCATCAACTTCATTAACAATATTTGATTCGGTGTGATTATGAATTAAATGACCTTTACGAAAAAAGATGATTTGAGAAGAAGGAGAAGATAAGAGACTATGAAAGCGATTTATTCGTCTTTCATATTTTTCAGTATTTTGTGGAAACTCATCATGAACAAATCTAATACCTTCGGAAGTTATTATATCTTTTGTTGATCTTGTAAGGGTGGATGGTTTTGGTAGGAAGTCATAAAATTTATTTTTTATTATATTAAATACACCTTTATAAGTCATAATCCAATCAAACGGTAATGACATTGTTCGTAAATTATATTCTTTTAAAAATGTTGCTATCCCACAATCTATTCCAATTGGAATAATTATCATTATTATATAATAATAATGATAATTTTTAGAATTAACCACTTATAAATTCGGAATTTATATACATTTTTAATCCTTCATTAAATGATATATGTTCACACGTATCATCTCCATTATATGTTTTATTTATTATTGATTTTGTTTTATATAAAACCATCCCACCAAACGCGGAAGTACATGGTATAAAACCTGTAGAAGTAGGTATATTTTTAAAAAGTGATGATGGATCTTTAATATATTGAAGGGCTTTATTATTTTCAGAAATAATTTTTTGTGTTTTCATA